GCCGCGTCGGCGTTCGCGAGATCTTCCTTCGCGATGTCGCCGGCGAGCGCGTAGTTGTTGCAGAAGTAGGCATCGGACGAGACGCGGAACTCGATGCGGTTCGGCCGCGTCTTCGGCGCCCGGCGCGTGTCGGAGATCCGAAGCCAGGAGTCTGGATCGATGACGTAATACTTGTTCGACTGTTTCGGCACCGGCACGTCCGGCAAGATGGCCTGCGCGACGAAGCCCTGCTGCTCGGCCGTCTTCGCGAAAGCGGCGATCGTGAGGTTCGTCAGCGGAGCGTCGAAATGTGCATCACGACCGGAGGCGGTCGCGCCCACGCCGCCGGCGATCGGTACCAGGCCCGTATAGCGCCAGGCATCGAGCCAGCCGAGGCCGAAATCGCCCTGCGCATCCCGAGCACGTTGTAGGCGTTCGGCGAGGGCCTTGGTGGCGATGTCGACGCGGCTGAACAGCGCCGAGAGTGTCGCGAAGAGGGTCAGCACCCCGAACCTGCCTGAGAGACGCTTGCTCATGGCCATGACCCCCTACGCCGCGCCGGCCCAGCGCGCGGTCGGACGCAACAGGACGGTGATGACATCGCCATCGGCGCCTGCCGTGTCCAGCGCTTGCCCGACGACGATCTCAAGGTTTCCAGACGTGACGCCGATCGCGCGCCCGCTGCTATTGACGGTGAGCACGGCCCCGGCCGAGAACGCGGCTCCGGCGAGCATCTTCGACTTGCCGAAGCAGGCGACGGTCGCATACTCCCCGGACTTCGGCTTGTTCTGGAGCACGCCGACGATGGCGCTATTCGTCGCGAGGCTCGCGACGTTGCACTTATTGGCCGCCGAGATCCGCATCGCGGTGAATTGATGTAGGCTCAGGTCGCCCGCCGCCTCGAGCGTGAGGGTCTGTAGATCCGGTGCTCCAAATTCAGCCATTGCCTTCGCCTCCCGTTCAGTCCATCACCCGCTGCGAGTCTTACGCGGCGTTGTACTCCGTCTTGAGATCGGGATCGGCCTCGAGCACCGTCTGCAGGGCTGCCTTGTAGTCGGTTCCCGGGTGCTCGCGCTGATACTTCTTCGCGCGATAGTCGACCTTCTCCTTCGGATCAGTCGGCTCGTTCGCGTCGAAAACCTGGGGACGCTCGTTGATCGAAAGCGTCTTGAAGAGCGTCTCGGCCTGCCGGTTCATATCGGCAATGAAGGCGTCGACGACCTGCACGGCCGTGAGCTTCTGCTGCGGATCGCCGGTGAGATTGAACGTCGGCGACCCGACCGCCTGCATCGCCAGCTCGTAGAAGATCTTCGCGTAGGGACGGAAGGCCGGGATCTTCAGCGAGACCAGCTTGAAGCGGATCTCGCGATCCATCTTTTCGGCCGTGATCGTCTGCTCGCGAGCCTGCGATTCCTCGAGGCTCTTGCGGAGCGGCTCGAGCTCATCGACACGCGCGGCCTTGGCGCGCAGCTGATGGATCTCGGACAGGCTCACGATGATCTCGCCGTCACGCACTGGGGTCTCAGCCACGGCGGTGGGATTGCTGTCGGCCATGTCGGCTCCTCCGGCTCTTGCTGGGGCGGTCTCTGGTAGAGCAGCCTGGACGCTCGCGCCGCTCCGACTTTGCTGGGCGCCTAGACGAGCGAGAACGGCGTCCAGCGACTCGACGCCATCGACCATGCCCGCCATCTTGGCTGCGGCGGCTGAGAGGACCCGGCCTCCGCCGAATTTGTTGTCCACCGTGGCTTCATCGACGCCGCGACCACGCGCGACGGCCGCGCGGAAGATGCTGTGGTATTCATCGACGCGCTTCTGCAGTTCCTGGCGCGCCTCATCCGAGAGCGGCGCGAAGGGCTGCCCCTCGGTCTTGTATGGCGCATCCGTGGAACTGATGTACGTCGTCTTGACGCCGAGCATGTCCGCCTGCTTCGAGAAATCTTCGTGCATCGCGAGGACACCGATCGATCCGACCTGGCCGCTCGGCGTGACGAACAACTGATCGGCCTGACTCGCGATCCAATAGGCGGCGCTCGCCGCCGTTGCATTGGCGACGGCGAAGATGGGCTTCACGCTGCGGGCCTGATAGATCTGGTTGGCGAGCTCCTCGATGCCCTGCACGCTTCCGCCCGGGCTGTCGACATCGAAGACGATGGCCTTGACGCTGGCGTCGTTGAGCGCCGCCCGAATTTCCTTCGCCAACTCTTCGGTCGAGGTGCCGCCGCTGATGGACGTCATCATGTTCATGCGGTGCGCGATGACGCCGAAGACGGGGATGACGGCGACGGGTCCAACGGTGCGACTGACTGGCGGCGGATCACTGCCGGCGAGGCGGGCCCGGATTTCCGTATCGCTGGGACGATCACCGTTGGCTCGGACGCGCACGATCTCGACGATGGTATCGAGCATCTCTCGCTGAATGGCCCAGGGTTCCCGGAGCGCGGTCAGGACATGGCTGTACCTCCGAGTGGTCGGCGATGAGGTGGCATTGGCGGTATCAGATGGGTCGTCGAGAACGGCACGCGCCTCTGCCATGTGCAGGGCGAGTGTAGGGCCGTGATTTCAGTCTAGATGCCGCTTCGACCCTCCCGAGGGGGGGGTTAGGTAGGCTATTTCCCGTTCTGGGGACTTGACACGCGGCGCGCCCAGCTCTCGATTTCGCTCCAAAGGGCGAAAAAACTGCCGCCGGGTGTGAACTGAAAGAGCGGAAGTCCGCAGTCACGATGCAGGCGCTTCACGGTTTTCGGCGTCAACCCGAGCCGTTCGGCGACCTCGTCGACCGGCAGGAGATCAGGCGACGGCGCGAACTTGTGATCGGCCATGATTGTTAATACGCAACCGCCCCATCGTCTGGCGTCGGGCTGCCATTCCCGTTGACTCCTTGCGGTGGTCCTCCCGGTTGTGCGTTCACGGACGCGGCTGACGGATCCCGCTTCGTCGCTTTGTCGCTCAGCTCCGGCATCTGCATCATGCGGCGGACCTGATGCTCGTCCTGTGGTTGCTCGGAGACGACGCCATCGACGACGAGCTTGTCCCACAGCGAGATCAGCTCGATGCGTAGGTCATCGGTCAGTGGCAGGAATCGCCACGTCGGATATTCCGGCAGGCTTGGGAAATTCAGATCGAGCATCGGCCGCACGACCTGATTGTTGATCGCTGTCTCAAGATCATGGCGGATCTGCTCGACGACGAGGAGAAAGACGTTGAAATGGATTTTCGCGCGGGCGTAGCTGCCTTGGCTCCCATCGCTCGTCATGCCGAGCAGGTTGGGCATGAGGATCGCACGCGAGATGGCCGAGTTGAAATACTCAAGCGAGGGGATGAAGACGCGGACCGCTTGGCCCGCGAGCTCCGGCGACCAGAACTCCAGCGCATCCTTGTCGGGGCGCGGGATGATGCCGACCGTCGCCGCCTGCATGTTCGTCAGGACTTTTTTCAGATCATCCGTGAGCGTGCCGCCGAGATAGCGCGCTGGGTTGTAGAGTCCGAAGATCGGCGGAATACCGAGACGCTCGAGCAGCATCGCGAGCCACTTCTGCGAATTGGTCTTTCCCCACCATGGCGCATAGGCCGCCTCAAGATCGGATCGGCCATAGGGATTCCCGTACTCGGACTGATACGTGAAATGAACGAACTTATTCCGCGGCATCCGGCCCGCAGGGATGGTCGAGTTCACAACCTGCACCACGCCATCGGGCACGATGTTGCCATAGACGTCCTGGGAGAAGGTGATGCTATGCGGCGCCCGTGTTTTTAATGCGTGAAGGCCGATGCACCCCTCCCATTCGCCGGATTCTATGGGTGCCCATACTTTTTCGGTGACACTGAAGCCGTGGCTGAGGGCCGACAGCATTTCATAGAGGTCCCCGTCGAGCGTCGCGCTGCCGATCTCGTTGGGATCAAGATTCTCCAGCACCCACTTCGTGAAGCGCGTCGGCTCCCAATCCTCCGGCAAGCCCTCGGGGGTTGTCACCGTCCAACCCGTCGCGATGCACGCATGCTTCTTGAACGCGAGCGAGGCTTTGACCTGGTCATCGCGGAGCATCTCGTCGAAGATCGCGAGGCCGCGCATGCCGACAAGCAACGACGGGTTGTACTGCACGAACGGCTGGAGGCCAGGAAAGAGGCGTCGCGGGTCTGCGAAGGCGATTTCGCCGCGTTGCGGCGTCGCCTCATTCTTCGCGGGCGCGGCGCGGAATTTTCCGTCGGGATTGCGGAAGGCGGAGAGCGCGGCGGTGAAGCGGCCGGTGAAGCTCATCGTCGTCCCCCTACGGAGTTTTCATATGGCACGCAGCGCAGCCGAGGGTCGCATCGCCCCACGGCTTCATGCCCGTCCCCGGTTGCGTCAGCGACTCGATGGGATCATCGACATGGCCCACGACACCCTTGCCGCTCGCATCGAGGCAGCATGTCGTGATCCGCCCGTCGACGAGCACGACGCCCCAACCGGATTTCAGGTACTCGCATGTGATCGGCGGCGCGGAGACAAACCAGTTCGGAACCTGCCCGGCCCAGTTGAAGGCCGAGATCGCGGGCGCCGGATTCACCATCTCGTACAGGCCATGGCGCTTCGCGGCCTGAATCGCGGGCCCAGCTTTCTCCGGGCGATGCAGGCTGATGCAGATTTGCGGGCGATACGGTTTGATGCGCTCGCACAGTTCGTCGGTGAGGAGCAGTCCATTCGTCGAGAACACCAGCGGCGTGCCGGGCAACCGCTTCCGCGCCAGCGCGAGGAACTCGACGAACTCGGGATGCAGCAGCGCTTCGCCGACGCCCGTCAGCGAGAGCTCGCCGAGCGTATCCTCGCGGCGATCGTTCAACGCCTCCACCCAATCGAGGGCGCGCTCGAAGACGCGCTGATCCATGTGCATCGCCTTCTGCCCGCGAAGCTGCTCTTGCTGAGGATGTGGGCAATATCGGCACCGAAGATTACAGTGCGTCGTGATCTCGATTTGGTGAATCGAGCGGAGGGGGCGGGGATAGATCATGCTGGGCGTGGGGCAAACGCCACCGTGGCGTGCCACATATCCTTCGGATCCCATTCGTACCGAATCGACTCGACGCGATATCGCGTCGTCTGCGTTCCGTTCGGCAGGATCAAGAAGTCGCCCGCCTTGATCCCATCGCCCCACCCGCTCATGCGGGCCGTCAGCCCGCCGGCGATCGGCGTGAAGGTGTAATCATGCCCCCAGCCGCGTCGCGTGTAGTCATGTGTCATGCTTCGCCCAGATGCCTCCGCACCACTTCCGCCGCCGCGTGCGCGCCCGCGTTGAACTGCTCGTTCGCCCACTGCGCGGCGGTCACGGTGTCGATTTCGTGCAGCGCGGCGTCGATGACGGCGCGGAGATCCTGGGCCGCCGGCTTGAGATTGCCATAGCTATCGAATCCGACTCCGCTACTCTCCTCGGCCGCGTCAGGCTTGTTTTTCGGCATCTCATTCTCCCGTTTGAGTGATGGAGCCGCCAGCGGGAGTTGAACCCGCAGCGCCGGGCGTCACCGCCGACGCGCCTCCCAGTGAAGTGGCGGCCTTCCAGTTGATCGTACCGAGCCGCTCATGCTCGCGGCAGATGTAACAGCATCGCTCGCAGCAGAAGCGGCCGGTGGGCGATACATCGCAGCGCTGACACGAAGGCCGACTCACCACGGCACATCCGCCGTCGTGCGGCGCGGCCCGAGGATCGGCTCCTGGCGCACGCCGGCCATCCCCTGCAGCACGTGCAACCGTTTCAGGCCCGTCACGAGCGCAGACATCGGGTCGATCTTGCCGTTCGGTTCGCTTTTCTTCTTGCTCGGACGCATCCGCCCGCCGCTATCGCGCTCGAGAATCACGTTGGAGGCGGCGAAGCGCAGGACGGGCGCGTGTCCGTGATGGAGACGCTGCGTCATCACCAGCGTCTCGAGCAGCATGCACGGCTCGGTCATCGTCTTGTAGTCTTGCGCGATCGGCACGACGGTAAAGCCGTGGTCATCCTGTAACTCTTGGGCTGGCTGGTTAGCGAACGCGGGGTCATACGCGATTTCTTGGATCCAATAGCCATCGTCGCGGAGTTTGGCGATGTGCCGGCGGATGGCGCGGTGGTCGATGGTATTGCCCGACGTCTCG